CGAAGCATCAGCAGTCGAAGCACCTGCATCAGCACCACAAATGCTGTTCGCTGCACCAAAGAAAGAGTTCGTCATGCCAACCGCTGGCGAATATGTCAGCAAGTTGTGCCAAGGTGGCGCAATCGCTGCAGAGTTCATCGCAAACATCAAGGCCGCTGCGCCCGATGTAATCACGACCGACACGCCTGGCCTTTTGCCAACGCCAATCCTTGGCCCGGTGTACAACAACCTTATTGGTCGTCGCCCAGTCATTGATGCAATCGGTTCTCGCGCAATGCCTGGTGGCGGCAAAGTATTTTCGCGCCCGAAGGTTACAACGCACACCACAATCGGTGCATCCAACGGCGAAAACCAGCCGCTTGATGCAGGCACATTTGTGGTCTCAAAAGAATCGGTCACCAAGGGTGTCTACGGTGGCTACGTTAAATTGTCCGAAGAGGACATTGACTGGAGCGAACCCGAAGTTTTGGGTGCACTGATTGACGACATGGCTCGTGAATACGGCAAGCAGACCGAAGATGTCGTTGAGGCAGCACTCAAGGCTGGCATTACCACCACTCGCGCTGCATTCGACGTAACAGATCCAGCAGCTTGGGCTGGATGGATTTACGGCGCATCGCAAACCATCCTGAACGCGAGCACGCATTTGCCAACGCATTTATTTGCATCGCCTTCGTTCTGGGCGGCGCTCGGTCAATTGAGCGACACAGCGGATCGACCATTGTTCCCACAAGTTGGCCCAATGAACGCATTCGGCAATGTTTCACCCGGCACGCTGTCAGCCAACGCATTCGGTCTTTCAGTCGTCGTTTGCCCATACGAAAGCGACTTCCTCGCAATCGGTGCGGCAGATGGCTTTGAGATTTACGAACAGCAAAAGGGCGCAGTGCAGGTTGAAGCAACCGATGGCTCGCTGTCACGCATCATCAAGTTCCGCGGATACCTTGCGACCTTGATGCTTGATGCCAGCAAGTTTGTCGAAATCGCCTAATCAAGTTCCACCTCCAGGGAACGCTGCACGATGCCGACTTACTCTGTCACTCATAAACAGGTGACGAGCAATGTCGGTGTCGTGCAGTTGCTGGAGACACACAATTTTGAGATTGGACAAAGCATCACGCTTTCGGGCGTAAGCACAGCCTTTAACGGCACGCACAAAATTCTGGCGTTGCCCGAGTATTACTTCACTGGAGTAAGCACCCAGGGCGATTACGAATACGACACTGGCCGCATTGTGCAGAACCAGGTACTGTTTGCTTTGACGGCAGATGACGCTGATCGAGCAGCTGCAACTGGCACATGCACCTACTCAATTACATGCACATGGATTGCATTAGGAGACCTTGAGGACTACCTCGGATTTACGTTGACCAACCCGAGTTCGGATTTAGACGTGGCCAACATGGCTGTCGGTGCCGCTAACGCATTCGCATACCGTCGCAGACAAGAATCTGGATACTTTGATTCGGCAACCACCGTGCCAGGGCTTGATGTCAAATTAGGTACGACACAATACGCGGCAATTCTTTACCGTGAACGCGGTTCGGCTGATGCGTTTGCATCGTTTGACCCACTAGCCACAGGTGGCCCGGTCACAGGTAACTACGGCCAAATATTGCGTTTGCTCGGAGTCAACAAGCCCCAGGTGGCCTGACATGAGCAACTTGTTTAAGGATGGCTACGACCAACTTGTTACGCAGCTGCAGACCATTACTGGGCTGACAGTGTTTAACGATCCACGCAACCTGAACCCGCCATGCGCACTCGTCGAGGCACCGACAATCAGCATGGCAACCAACGTGGTAGCCGACATGGAGTTTCGTGTCGTAGTAATCGCAATGGGCACTGGTGACAACCAAACTTTGGACACGTTGCTTGATAAAGCCGACCTGATACGCGCAGCCAAGATTGGCTTGACGGATGCCCGGCCGACTACCGTTTCTTACGGTGGCGCAGAGTACGCGGCCTACGAGCTCACGATACGCACCAAAGTAAGCCCATAGGGCTACTAGACTTCGCATCGGGTAAGCAGCGACCCTCTACTTCGAGGAGATTCGCTACATGGCCAACGCAACCACATACCTGGCATCACCAACATTCGGCATCGGTGCCGCTGTCGGTTCAATCAAAGACTTGACGGATCAGTGCAAGTCAGTTGTCATCACCAAGTCGCGTGAGGCACTTGACTCGACATCGTTCGGGAACACAGGCCGTCAGTTTGTCGGTGGACTTACCAACGTGACTGTCACGGCAACGCTGCTCATGGAGTACTCGGCATCGCCAGGCACCTACGTTGATTTGACCTCATTGGTAGGCACCAACGTCTATGTCGCAGTAAAGCCAACCTCAGGTGGTATCACAACCACCAACCCAGAATTCCAAATCACTGGTGGCTACCTTGAGTCGCTTGACTTGGTAAATGGCGCGGTCGGTGAATTGTCCGAAGTAGAAATCACCATCACTGGCGGCGTGCTCGTTGAGGATGTAACGGCGTGAAACTAACCATTCAGGTGTCGTTTAGGACACCAGCAGCGGAATTGGTTTCAGAGACAGTTACAACAAGTATTGCGACTGCTGCTGCGTGGGAACGCAAGTTCAAGCGCCGTGCATCAGACCTGCAAGCAGGCATCGGCATTGATGACTTGATGTACATGGCGTGGCATCGCTTAAACGCATTGAAGCGTGAGCCGCGTGAGTATGACGTGTGGTTGCAATCAGTTGAGGATTTCAATGTTGTGGAGACTGAGAATGCAAACCCTACGGATCCAACAGCATCAGAAGGCAATTAGCCGAGCTGCTGTTGGCGACCGGATGGTGGCCACCTGACATCGAGTTTGATGTTGAGGACTTGGCTACCGTATTACTTGTGGCGAGAAAGCAGAAGGATCGTGGCCGTTAATGCCAGTATCCAGATTTATGGTGTCAAAGCAGCGCTTAAAGAGTTGAACACGATTGACACTAAGTTGCGTCGTCAAGTAACAAAGGATTACAAACAGATTGTGTCAAGTGTTGTGGCTGACGCTAAAGCCGCCATGCCAAGTCAGGCACCGTTGAGTGGTATGGATCGAGGCTGGAAAACGAAATCAGGTTTTGAGATTATTCCGAAGGATGGCTGGTCAACGCCTACTGCACAAAAGATGCTTGCCGCCAAAATCAACACTAAGAAAGTCAAAGAGTTTCGTGGTACGAAAGTAAATGTCGGCACGTTTCGCATCGTGTGGACTGGTACAGCGAACACGATATTTGATATTGCTGGCCGTAAGTCGAGTGGTTCGTTTGTTGATCGGCTTAACGCCAAGTATGGTCGGGCTTCGCGTGTGTTGTGGCCTGCTTACGAAAAGAACAAGACACAAGTGGAACAGGAAATGATTGCCCTGGTTGAAGGCGTAATGAAGGAAGTCAATCGCAATCTGGTTATGGCACCAGCTAGTTCGTAGGATGTAGCAATGGCTGTCAATATCCCAATAATTTCAGAATTTGACTCGAAGGGGATTAAGAGCGCAATCAGCGAATTTAGAAGCCTCGAGGGCGTTTCAGCCAAAACAAGTTTTGCCCTAAAGAAGGCTGCGCTGCCAGCCGCAGCTGCTATCGGTGGCTTGGCTGTTGTCATTGGTGATGCCACAAAGGCTGCCATTGAGGATGCCAAAGCCCAAGCGCTTCTCGCCCAGGCGATCGAGCAAAACACGATTGCTGGTGCTGCGAACGTAAAACAGGCTGAAGCCTTTATTGAAAAGACGATGATGTCGGCGGCAGTTGCGGATGACGAGTTGAGGCCGGCTCTGGCGCAACTCGTTCAGGTCACAGGTTCATTGAGCATGTCTCAAGAAGGTGTGAATTTGGCCTTGGATTTGGCCGCGGCCACGGGGGTCGATCTCGCAACAGCAACTGACAGTGTCGCCAAAGCGTATGGAGGTAACACGAAAGCGCTGGGCAACTTGTTGCCTGGTGTCCGAGATTTGATTAAAGGTGGTGCGTCGCTTGATGAAATATTTGCTGCCGTAGCAGG